ATACTAGAAATGGCTCCATTATTGCTTTGCCAAGTACGACTTTTGGGAGTCCCGATACCCATTGCATTCGTCAGGAAGTCTTTAAGATCCCTGTCCAATGCTGCTGAGTTCAGTTGTTGTATTGCCTTGTTGTTGTCTCTTGCCATGTGCTCAGTCCAGTAGGCCACTGCAATAGCTAGAGCATCCAATCTATCGTCATGTGACAGTGCTCCACGATCTCTCGTTAAGCGTGTCATCTGATAGAACAAGGAGTACTTCACATCTGTTGCTGAATCAAAGTCATTCTGGATTACCTTCTGATCAACAATGAGTCTATGTGTAGACATCACTGGTTCCAAGGTATCAATGATCCGCAGTTCTTTCTGTGTGCTGTGTCTTACCTCTTCCACTGTGCATGGATAGATACGACCTAAGATAGGCTTCAGCAACTGAGAGAACATTCCGTCACCGAAGTTACTCTCCACGATGATGAGCTTCACTTGATGTCTCTTGGCGGTCTCAGCGAGGTTAACTAAAGTCTCCTCAGAGTAACCACCAGCGTAACCCCCTGCTGCTGTCAGGTAGAGATTACCTGTGAGCGTCTTCACAACTGCATAACTAGTCTCATCCTTACCTCGACCTGAAGGGTCAATGGACATTACTGCGCCTGTGTAGTCGTGCATCTCATCTGAATGCCACATTGGTCTGTAGAACCTGTCACCCGTTAGGGCAACTGTAGGCACATCAGAGATACAAAGCTCTGGACTAGTAGCCCACGCTACCTTCATGTGAGCCATAGTTGGATTTAAGTTCTGAATAATCAGATCTGAGATCTTCAATGGGTACTTATTGGCATCACTTAAGGTGGTATCCAGCATAAACTGCATGGCATACCCCGCTTTACCGTAGGACATCTTACGTTCGAGTAGGTCATCCGTACCGAATCGCATGGGATCAGTGGGTTGTCCCACTAAAGTTGGATCAGCAGAGAGTCGTTTAACGATATATTTCGCTAATGCTCCCTTGTAGGATGCAACCTTCTTCAACTCTGGGTACTCAGCAGGCCATACACGCATCGTATAGCCCCTCTCAGGCAGTTGATTGTACAAAGACATCTCACACTGAGGGGTTCCAAGATAAATGATTCTAGCCGTGTCTAATGGCTTCAGAATCGAATCAAATTCTTTGACTAATTCCGAGAGCTTATCTCTGGCTACTTGGGTTGAACTATTGTTTACTACTTCAATGTCATCGGCAATGATCACATCAGCTCGTGAACCAGTAAGCTGACCAGTAATACCGCAGGATTTAACTGAAGGTGAGTGGTCTGGTAATGCACCACCAACGTCAAAGGCAAGCATTGAATCTCGTTGACCTTCGGTTGACTTCAGGTGCTGCAATATCGGCATCTCGTTAATGAGCTTCTTCACGAAAGATGAGAACGCATCAGCACGTTCTTTACTAGCGGAGACCACAAGGATCTTTAGTTGAGCATCTCTTAACAATAGCCAACATACGAATGCTGAAGTGATCCAGCTCTTACCTACTCCACGGAATGCTTCGTAGATACCACGCTTATCTCCATGTTGGAGTTCATAAGCCATGTCATACTGAAGTGGTGTTGGGTCTGGGAGGTTCAAGAACTTCCACACGAGATACATGAACTTACGGAAGTCTTCTAATACTGGGTGTTGTTCAGTCATCCCATCCTTCCACACTAAATAAAGTGTTCATATAGTCCTAAAAAGGAAAGCCCCTAGGAACCGTTTATAGGCTCGTAGAGGCTTTAAATTATTTCTGGCTAGGGTTGCTTACCGTTGCTCTCCAAAACGCATTGGAACCACGTTATCGCCCTCTGAATTGAACTCTGGAAGACCAGCTAACTTATCTAAGGAAGATCCTTTGATTGGTAGAGCTTCGATCTTGTTGTCCTTCAGGAATTGACGAGCAACACTAAGGAGTGCTGCGGGTGCTGCATGACGCAATGGCTTACCATCTTCATTAAGAATTACTGCACCATATTTGTCTGTTGCTAGTACACCTTCGGTGATAGCTTCAGTCAATACATCAGCTAATTGTTTATGCAGACCACCAAGGGCTTCTGCATCTGCTTTGTTAATACTCATGGAATACCTTTGCATGTTGCATATTCTTGTTGTCTTCGCTTGGTTAAACCAGCGTACTGAACACCGCCTGAGTAGTCCCACTTCAGTAACTCTTTACACGCACCTTCGTAATCTCCAGCATTGAGCTTCTTGTTTAAAGTTGAATGACAGAATGCTGAGGTTCCCACGTTGTAAGCGAAGGAGACATAAGCATCAAATTCATTCTGAGAGATAGGTACATGAATGCACTCACGGATGCCATCAGCATGTGAGTTAACACTTGAGAGAAGTTGGACTAAAGCTTTAGGTGGTGTGGTGGTTGATGCCATAGTGACACCAGAGGTTTCACCAAAGCCTACTGTGGGCTTATCACCCTTTACGGGGATGATTGCACTGGAGGAATACCCCTCGTTTACTGCAATTCCTACTAGCGTACTGGCAGTAATGACAAGGAATGCAACTAGTACCCTTACATTCTTGCTAAGTTCCATTACATTCCCCTCTGTGCCACCATGCGAGAGATGATTGCTAAGGCTGTAAATGTGAACATTAGTGCAGAGAATGGATACAGAGGAATACTAGGGGCATACATGGGGAGAATCTGTTTTGCCCCCTCACATATTCCTGATAAAGCCATGAATTTAATTGACCAAGCATGACGTAAGATGTATTTCCAGTCTTCGTAGAGTGTCATTGGGTAATCCTATTGATGTACTCCTGTAACCCAAGGACTTGAACTGTAGTTATTGCACAGTCTTCAGCGAGCTTCTTGGTAGGAGGTAGGTGGTCTGGGGAGTAGCCATCAGATCCTTCGATGGTTTCTGAACCTTCGGAGAGTCGGACGCTATTGGGAGCTGAGTACAACCGCTTGTAATAAGCATGAACATCAGCAATACGCTTAGTCGTTTCATCTTGCGATTCCTTTACTGCTGTTTGATATTTGAGGGTAGTTGCCTCGTTGATCTTTTTCTGAGCTAGAGCTTGTGCTACTACCTCGGCTTTATAGGCATTGAACTTCTCTGCTTCGAGATGATGTCCAATACCAAAGCCACTAATGAAGAGCAACAGCACAACTACCCCATAGGCTATTAACCTAGTGGGGAGAAGTGTGAGCATTGTGTTTCCTACTTAGTCCAGCCGTGTCCTGCAAGCCATAAGTAGATGAGACCTACGAATGCTGTAGAGACTAAAGCTGTAAATGATATTTTTCCAAAGGATGCAAACTGTCCGTCAAGCCACTCTTTGAGTGCTTCTTTAACGGCTTCCTTTTGAACTTCTGGGTTGATGTCTGGCATGGTGATTCCAAGGTAAAAGAAAAGCCACCCGAAGGTGGCCTAGTCTGGATGTTATTTAGCTATCCGCAGGTAATGGTTGATTGCCTTCTGCAACCCATGCAAGGTAGGTTTGGTAGTCTGTATTGTCAGGGTCAAATGGGATGGATGCGTTATCAAAAATTCTTGTAACAGATTTTGCATCACCAAAAATTAAATCTGTTTTTTGTTTTTTATACATTTATAACTCCGATGATAATGCCAAAGATGCTGTTCCAGTTTGATAGACAATAGCTGGTCTTGCTGCTGTTAATCCACCAAGACAAGCCAAATCATATTCAACAGTAGTATTTGTAGAATAATCTGTTCCAATCCCTGTTACCAATGAAGTAGCACCACCATCAAAAATACTTACAGCTCCAATTGTAGAAGTAGGGGTTGACCGCATTACTGTGGGCAAAGTCATACCCATACGCTGACAACCATTTCCTGTAGGATTAACTACTCCACGCAAAGCTGGTTGTGTATATTTTTGAAAATATCTTTGGCACAAAGCAAATTCTTGCCCATACTGACGATACTCAAAACCAGTAGCAGAACTACCTACTTCGATTTGAGGAATACTTAAAGTGCCTGTATTAAATTCTAGTGTGCAATTTGAGCCAGCAGTTAATCCTGTTACTGTTATTGGACTAGAACCATAAGAACCGCCATTTACACGACCTTGTGCAGTACCAACCCAAGATAAAGTAAAAGTGCCGCCATCAGGCATATTGCAACCTTCAATGACTTGCTGAAGTGAACCAGCAGTAATTGTGATAGTAATAGGAACACCAGCAGAACCTTGTGTAAAAGTATATGTTCCGCCACTTGCTCCAGCTTTCCATCTATCGTGAGCATAAGTTCCAGCAGATAAAGCCGTATTTGAAACATAGACTCTTTGATTAATGGTAAAACCAGCATTAATAAGGCGATTTCGGAATTTACTAATTGCTGCGGAGGCTGCTGCTGCGCTGTTGGAG